CATATAGCAACTCGCCTATCTCCTCACTACGTTCACGGATGTTTCCTAAAATGCGTATTCCTGACCTTTCGTGTGTTCCAGTATAGATAGACAAGGCAAACGTGTCGAAAGCCATTGTATAACTATTTAAACGCTGTACTCGTGTACACTCGGATACATTGCTTAGTTCTGGACAGATGTTGGTGTAGTGTATTGTTTCGTAATCTAATTCTCTTTGAAGATCATTGCATATCCAACGACTAAAATTCCCACCGTTAAGGATGCCGTGTCTAAACTCAGGTGAGTGTTTACCATTGTATTGGCCTGCAATAGTACCTCCACCTTCAGGGTTTAAGATTACCATTGAAAAACTTTTTAACTGCTGATAGCAATCCAGTGCCAGTGTGTCGTTGTATGTTCTCAAAAACGCTAAGTATTTCTGTTGATGCTATTACACTACTAACTGCAAAGGATACAATCAGTCCACCATCTGCTAAATAGATAAGATCAAAAGCGTGTGCTAACAGAATAGCAATGTAGTACATCACAACCTTGTCTATTGTTCTTCGTATGCCTCTACTTATAAAACGCATATTTGATGCCTTCCAACCAGTATAAAGGTCGGCAAGTACTAAGGCAAGAGTGAACACAAGATACCACGCAATTGGAATCAAGAACCATCCAAGTGCCGTAAGTATCGTTGTTAATATTCCTTTATGTATCACTCTTTTTTGCACGTCTGCGAAGTTTACGATCTGCTCGTAACTGCCTCCTCTTGATTCGAGTTGCACGCAATTTTGCTCGTGCCTCTTTTGCAGGTCGCTTAATCTCTAAGCGTGTTCTTTGGTTGTCTGCTATTGTTGGCAGAGCCTTACCAAATCCTGCAAGAAACTCAATAAGAGAGGCAAGGAACTTACTTAGCACTCTTCTTGCTCTCCTCCTCTTTTTCTACAAATAGACGCTCCTCAATTGCATCTGGAAGTAACTCAAGTATGCGTTCAAGGATTTCATCGTCTTTCTTGGTTTTAGTTAATGGTGCAATGTAACGGTCATAAAACACGACAGCACCCAAGAGGATTGAGGCAATTTGCCATCCCCAAGTTTCTACAAATTCTACTATTGAACTCATACTACAAATATTGAATTGGTTATAAAATCAGAATTATTTTGCTCAGACCAACCGAACGTGTTTGCATTATCACGCAAGTAGTCAATCAATCGTTGACGTAGTTGCTGAACTAAGGTTTCGTTTTGTTTGTGTGCAACCATACGAGCCTCTTCGGTTGCAGTTGCGTTTGGTGTGTTTGGATATGCTGCACCTACATTGCTGATGCGTGGGCTGTTATTAGCCAATACAAGCGATTTAACGCCATAAGCGAGCAAAGGCTTGACGTAGGTATCTCTAAGCGTTATCTCGTCAGCAGAGGGACTCCCACCGCTTACAGAGGCATATAACGTATCACCCAGAATAGGCTTAATCGTGTTGTCCTCAATCAAGTCAATGAATCGTGCCTTAATGTCGGCAGGGTCAAAGTTAGCGTAAAACGCTTCTGTTACAATATCACTCGCTGTCATCAACGCCATAGCCTAACTCTTTTTGTATTTCAGATAATGGAACTGCCTCGTCAATCTTTTGTTGGCTTACATAGTCAAGTGCTGTAAACATTGGCTTGTTCTCAAACATAATTGGAGACTGCTCTGCAAGTTCGTAGTACTCCGTGCCTTCTAAGGTGTGCAGGTAGGTGTGCAGTATCTTCTCTTGCAATGGCTCAATCTCGTATTGCATCACTCGTCTGTGATGATTCTCTACTTCACGTGTATTGCCTAATTTACCTGCTTCCTCGACTCCCATAAGTGACGGATGCCAACCTGCTGCCATTATAATGTTACGCTCACAAGTACGTCCTAAGTCTTTAAACGCTCCGTCAGTAGGTAGGTTGTATTGTACAAGTGAAAGCTTACCATCGCCTCCAGAAATGTTCACTGGTGTAGATGGCCCAAAGGCAGACTCTCCTTTAAGTTGCTCTCGGATACGGTCACGGATTTCTGTCGCTGTATCGTCATCTGGTGTGAATGGCATTTCTACGTTTAGGATACCACTTAGATGGATAGAGTTCTGTAAATGCGTGTAATTGAATCGAGGCAATAGATTCTCAAGAATTGCATCGTAGTATGCACCAGTCCAATTGGCTCGGCCATAGACTTGCATTGCAGGTTCGTAATCACCTACTCGATGCACACAAACCTTCTTAAACACTCGGTCTTGCTCATCGTAAAAATCCTCATAGCCATACCCTGAGAGAGGTAGTCTATAAGGTCGATACTCGTTGCGTGAATAGTGTGCCCAATTCTTAGATACCCATACGCCTGTTGGCTCAAGGTATTCATCGACATCGGACGAGAAACGTACTTGACTTGCATCTAAGTGCATTGCAAAACTACGCTCCTTAATTGGTGTGTTGCCTGCGTACTCGATGTAGCGGACTTCTTTAATAAATCCTTCTCCGTGTAATTGTACGTCTAAAGCAACACGGTAGATAAGTTGTCTTAGGTCGTAGTGAGTCTTAGGACTCGTGAACTTATCAATCTTCTTTTGAAGGCTCTCGTTCTCCGTCTTGAGATCCGATGCCACCAAGTTGCTCTTCTGCGTTAGGACTGCTCTCAGCGTTTTGCTGTTCTGGTACGCTTCCGCTATCCTCTGAGGAAACAGACCTGCGTTTCCGTCCTCTCCCCACTTTATCCACTTTGTCCCTCGATACCCCACTATCTCCGACCCCATTGTCGGCTTTTCGTGACTTTCGTCCAGAAGGTTTAGAATCTGAAACGCATTCAAAGAATTGAGGGTATTTTTCGCAGGTTTTTTCATTGTATGGGTTAGAGCCGTCTAAGGGAAAAACAAAGGTACGTCCGCCTCGCAATGAGACGGACTTTCCCTTGTATATATCTTTTACCAAGTACATTAAGCACCTGTTAATAGATAGTCAATGATATCGCTCTGAGTAGTCTCAGAGTTAGCTTCAGTTAAAACAAATGGAGGTTGCTCTTGCATTCCCATTATGTTTAATTCAAAGCTGTTTGCATCAGTACGTACAGAACCTGAACCACCGTTAAGTGAGTTAAATTCTAATACGCCTATCTCAGCTTGGTCAGCACCTAATACACGAAGTAAGGTGTTAGTTCCAAACTCTTGGATGACTGCAACCAATTCACAAGTATCACGCAATTGTTCCAATGCGTAAAGTTGTGCAGATGTTGGTGCAGGTACGTTCATAAAGATGTTGATCGTAGTAACGTCAACTCCGTTGTCCTGTCGCTCTGTATTAGACTCGTAGCGTGCTTCTCCTTTCTTAAAGGTAAACTCCTCAAAGAAAACAGATGCACCACCATCAAATGTTACGTCAGTAACAGCGTGGTTAGATGCAGCCACGTCAAACGTGAGTGAACTAATCTCAGATGCGTCACAAAGCAACAGGCGTTTTATACCACCTGCTGTTCTGTTACACTTGTCTACGGTTAAACTTGATAATGCCATTTTTCTATGCTATTTATAAAGGTTTAAAAATTAGCTTAGAAGTGTGATGTTTTTACCATCAGAGATAGCAACATCAAAGGCAAAGTCTAAGCGATAACGAATAGTACGACTTGCAGAAGTAGTTGACTGATCAACAATCAATACTTGGTTAAGGTCGCTGATAAGTGGAGTTGCGAAGTGCAATCCTGCGATACGAGAGCAAACGATAACGTTGTCACGGCACTCAGGTACTTCAAGAATACGATATCCTAAGAAAGACAACTCATAGTCTTGAGAGTAAACGTTAGGAGAGTATGCAGCTTCAGCTTGCTTCAATTTGTAAGCAGCAGCAACACGTGAAGGCACGTAGAATACTGTGTCAGGAGCAAGACGGATAGAGTCTGCCATATTGCGATATACTTCCTCTAAAGCGTTTACAACGTTGTTCTTGTTGATACAAGTTAATGTACCTGCTGACCAAGTACCTAACGCTTGGCTATCAAGGTTGATAGTGATGTCGTTAGTAGAGATAGACGTAATGCTGAAAGTCTTGCCGTCTTGAGTATCCCAAGTACCACCTGCAAGTCCTTCAAAAGTTACTTTGTCTCCAACAGCGTAGTCAGAAGCATCTGCAACAGAGATAACAGCAGAAGCAGCTTCAGTAGCAGCAGTGATAGTCTGCTTGTAAGTACCTCCAACAGCAATGTCAACAACTGAAGAGTCAGCAAGCATTGTGTCGATAAGACCTGTTACAGCGTTAGAACCACCTTGAGAAATTCCTTGAGACGATCCGAACTGAGAAACTGCTAAAGCAGAACCAGACCAGATAGAAGCACCAACGAACAAACTTGCTTTTTGAGCGAAGTGTTGGTTTAAGGCGTCCTCTAAAGATGCAGGTGCAACGTAGTCTCCTGCTGCTCCTCGTGGTTGCTGTGATGCTAACCAAAAGTTGTCAAGATTCTTGTAGTCAATCTCTGCGTTAATCATATACTTACCTAACTCGAACTTAATCTCAGAAAGGTCAGCAGTTGAAGATGAAGAGAATGTACCGTTAGCGTCCTCGATTGCAACATCAGAGTCAGCAAATACAACGGTGTACTTGTCATCTACATTTGTGTGCAAGGTAACGTATCCTTGCTCGATTGTTCTTGCTCCTAATACTGAGGCAGCAAGAGTGACATCGCTAAAATATCCTGCGTATGTCGAACTGTTTAAAGTAATATTAGCCATTTTATTCTATTTTTTATTTAGGGCATTTTGAATTGCAAGCTCTTTCCAATCTACTTTGCTTGCTTTATTATCAGGAGTGTGTACTTTCATAGCAGCACGCTCTTCTTTTATTTCTTCCATTTGAGCCTTGAGTTCAGTAACAGCAGCCAATAAGGTCTCAACCTCTGACTTGATTTCTGTTTCTGCTTCTGCTTCAACTTCAGTTTCAACTTCTGCCTCAACTGATGCTTGTGCTTCCTCTTCCTCTTCGTAGGCTGCTTCTTCTTCTTCCTCTTCCATTGCTTCAGGCTCTTCTGCAACACGCTCCTCTAATGATCCAAGAGCGATAAGTAGAGCGTGGTCATCCATTGGGATAACTGCAACCTCAGGAGAGGCCATATACTTTTCCTCGCCTTCGCCAAGTTTAACACATACCTCCTCAACTCCTTCTACATTGTCGGCAAGTGCCTTAATGAGTTCAAGTTTAGCAGATACATCTAAACCAAGTGCAAGGTCTTTGATTTCGTCAGACGTTAACGCCTCGACTATTTGACTTTTAGTCTTAAACATTGCTGTGATTTTTGTGATTAAAGATGAATGTAAACCGCCAACTTGTTCCTCGCTGTAATCTACTTTGTCGGCAAAGCCTAACTCTACTGCTTCCTCAGGCGTTAGCCAAGTTTCAGCATCGAGCATTTCAATTAAGGAGTCCTCAGGTTGACCTGTTTTAGTTTTATATCGCTGAACCATAATGTCTCGGACTTTGTCGAGTACGTCAGCAGATTGTCGTAAGTCTTTTGATTCGCCTGCTGCAACGGTGTGTGGATTGTGAACCATCATCATCGAGGCAGGTCGCATAACAACAACATCGGCAGCCATAGCAAAAAGACTTGCAGCACTTGCCGCTAATCCTTCTACGATTGCCGTTGTTGGGCCTTCGTGCATTTTGATTGCATTGTAAAGTGCAAAGCCTTCGAACACATCGCCACCAACTGAGTTGATCTTGATTGTCAAAGGCACACTTGTTTTATTTTCGATTGCATCAGCAATCTGTCTTGCGGATACGTCCCAATTACCAACCTCACCAGAAAGCACTACTTCCACGCCTTCTGCCTTGTTAGTAATCTGTGTTAAAGACGAGTCGCTTATTTTAGCTTTTACTGTATTGATTACTTCTTTCATACGCTTTTCGCCTAATGTGCCAACACACGCCCACTTGATTTGAGCAACAACTCCTGCAATGTTGGAAAGGTTAGGACTTGTATCGTCTTTAAACTGACTGCCGTCCTCGAAGTGTCTTGCACACCACGCTTCCCTTTCCGATACCCATTGCAACGTCCCCTCTGTCCTTTCGCCTTCTCTATACTTAGTGTAGTACTCAAAAGCCTCATTGCCTCTTATGTTGCCTCCTGCTTTCCAAATCTTAGGATAGTTATCCTTTAAGTCCTTGGCATAAGCAAAGTCAAACCTATCGTAATCGCTTTGCGTTAAGGCAGGCTTGTCTGGGTTTATTGGCATCCTACAACGATACGCAAAACCATTGGTATTTTTTACATTATTTTCCTAACCCACTCAGAAGATCTTCCAAACTTCTGTG